ACTGACACGATCCACATCGATAGAGTTGACGATGTAGTTATTTAACAGGCTGATAACCTGATTGGCATAGACTTGGATATATCCTTGTTGCTTTTCAACCTCAAAAATATAAAAATCCTGCTCACCATGAAGGTCATCTGCAGTCAAGAAAGTTTCCTCTTTCAGTAATTCCCACTTGGGATCCGATGTAGGAAAGCGAAAGGTCAGTTGATAGGTATTGTTCCGTTCCTGGACTATTTCGTCATTGTAAGCCTCATTTAAAGGCGTGTTGCCTTCTGTAAGATAAATCATAGGATATACCTCCAATTTGGCCGAACTGTGACTTTACGAACCGCACCAGTAAAGACCAGACCGTTATTACCTACTGCCAATTCAAAGAATCCTCCACGTTTTCGTAAAGTGTTTTGAACCACTCCATCTGCATTGTAGATATTCTGCTTCTTATGCCTACAATCAATGGTCACTTTTCGTCTAATGGTCAAGTGCATGGTTGTCCTTCCGATAGTTAAAGAAATATCTCCGTCCCCCTCAATCTCAATTACAGGCTCGCTATAGACAGAGCCTGGATTGTTGACATTACCGCTTGCGGTAAAGACAAGAGGAGCAACATTTTTCTGATAACGGAATGGTTGCATACTCAGCTTGATTTCTAATTTCCAGCCGTGCATACCTTGGGGCTTGTATTTTGCACTTACAAAATCAGCATAAAATAAAGAGCCTAGCTGGTAGCTAAACTCTAGCGTATTATCATTTGGTTGGAATCTCTCAACGATTTTAGACGGGTCTACCGTCCTTGGAAGATAAAATGCAAATGTTCGTTCATAACTCTCATAAGCACCGTCCAAGACACGGTAATTCCCGTTAACTCCAAACAGGGTAGCTGTTTCCGAGACTTTAGGTTTAGCAGCCTCTACCTCGCCAAAGTCGGTCACCACACATTTAAGAATGGTTGAAGTATTGAAACCATTGATAATCATGTATTCCATTAAATTCCCTCCCTAGCATAAATCGCACCTTGGCGTTGGTAGACGCTCATTGAAATTTTATCAGCGTCCAGATAAGTATCTGACGGCTTTTCAAGGATAGCAGTAAGGATCTTCTCCATACTTGCTCTCAGAATCGCTATCTCAGACACGGTTTGACTGTCTTTTGCCTCGATTTGAGCGCTTGGCATAGCCAAACTTGCTTCAAGATTTTTGGCAATGGTAGGCGTTCCACTCAATCCAAAATCATCATTTGAAAATGCGTTTGAAATCTCGCCAGCCATTCCGCTGACAGATTTCTTAACATCTTTGAAACGGTCCTGCAACCCTCTATCCAAACCTTGCATAATCGCATTACCAGCAGGAATCAAGAGCTTACGGTCGTATTCAATCGGACCTTTGTGATCACGAATCCAGCTAGCAATCCCACCAACGAAGTCAGTAACTGCTCCCCAAGCAGACTTCAAACCGCCAAGGAATCCATCAAGGATAGCCTTACCTGCTGACCATAGGTCAATGTTTCGAATACCATCAAAGATACTTGTAACATTACTTACAAGGTCACTAACACCTTGCTTCATACTCTCCCACGCTCGCTGAGCTCCTTGGACAAGTCCATCAATCAGACCTAAGACGGTTGATTTCAATCCTTCCCAAGCACTGCTTGCGACAGATTTGATTGTGTTCCAGATATTAGATAATATCTGAGCAAAGCCATCAAAGATAGCCTTACCTGCAGCAGACAACCCGTTCCAAATCGCCTCACCGACGCCTTTTATAGCATTCCAAGCAGTCCCCCAATCACCATTGATGATAGCCATGACTGCTTTTATAATGCCACTAATGACATCCATAGCCGTCTGAATAGCAATCTTAATCAACTCCCAAACCGTTGTTACAACCGTACAGATGTTGTTCCATGTCCCTTCAATGAAAGGTCCGAGAATATTCATAGCTGTTTCGATTATAGATTGGATGATCGGCATGACCGTCTGAATAACTGTCTGGATAGCATTCCAAACTGTTGTGAACGTTTGTTGAATCAATGCTTGATTTTCAGACCACCATAAAGAAATGCCATCCCAAACAGACTTGATAAAATCAACAACCGCTTGAATAATTGGAGCAACAACAGCCATCATATTATTCCAAACGGTCGTAGCTGTTTCAACGATACCGTTCCAAACTTCAGTTAGGACTGGTGCAATGGATTGCCAAACTCCAGAAAACCAATCCATAAAACCTTGCCAGATTTGTCTTCCCATCTCGGTCTGAGTAAAGAAATAAACCAAACCTGCAGTTAATGCTGCAATCGCTGCGATGGCAATCCCAATCGGATTGGCACTCATTGCAGTAAATAGGCCCGTAACTGCTGTTTTAATTGTCGTTAAGACAGCAGGTATTCCCGATAACATTCCCGAGACTGCCGAAAATGCTTTAAAAGCTAAAAATGCAGAACCAAGAGCGGTAACGATACCACCCATGATACTTCCTAGACCTTCGCCAAAGATCCCACTGAAAACACCCTTGATTCCTCCTAAAATAAGGTTAGGAATTTGCTTCAAAATATTTCCAATCATCGGAATTAGGTTCCCGAAAAGAAATGTGGATGTCGTTTCCATCAAAGCTTGTAGTGCAGGTTGAATATCTTCACCCAAAGACAACTTTCCAAGAACGTTCTGAGCAGCTGCTTTCATAGATTCAAATGATCCAGTGAAAGTTGTTGCTGCCTCTCGCGCTGTTGTGCCAGTGATGTCCAAATTCTCTTGGATAGCGTGAATGGCGCTATAAACATCTGACAAGTTATTCATGTCATACTTAACGCCTGTCAACTTTTCTGCATCTGACAAAAGCCGTTGCATTTCTTGTTTAGTACCACCATAGCCCAATTTTAAGTTGTCGAGCATGGTGTAGTTTTGTTTGGCGAAACCTTGATACGCCAGTTGAATGCTTTCCATAGATGTCCCCATCTTATTCGCATTATCCGACATATCAATCATGGCCATGTTAGCTGTTTCTGCTGCTTTATCTGTATCTCCACCAAGAGATTGCAATAAGCTTGCTGAGAAGCCTGTAACATTTTCCATATAGGCATTGGCTGACAGACCTGTTGTCTTATAGGCCTCGTTTGCAAATCCTTTGACCTTATCAGCTGAGTCTTTAAATAAGGTTTCGATACCACCAAGCGATTGTTGGAGAGCTGCACCTTCGTTTATCGATGCTCCGATTGCCTTACCAATTCCAGCAGCAGCAATAACCCCCGAAACAGCTCCCATCATTTTGGATCCGAGGGATTCGCCTGCGCTAACGCCAGCCGAGGCAACTTCACCACCCATTTCCTTTTGAATCATGCCACTAATGCCTTTAGCAGATGGAATGATTTGTACATAGGCCTTTCCTAATTCGGTCGCCACTATTCCTCACCTCCTGTTTTCGCAAGCAAAGCCTTGCGATAATTTTCAAAGTCCTCACCAGATTCAAAGACGAGATAATCCCTTTCATCTCTCTCTTCTTTGTGATTTTTTGTTAGCATTTCAGCAATTGACGTCGGGCGATTAACCCCTTTTTGCCCATCTTTTGTTTGCAACCACAAAGAAAGAGACAGTCTGTCTACGATACTTGCAAGTAAAGTCGTTTCAAGAGGGACGATTTGGTCAGACATAATCTGTTTGATTCTCGAATCATCCCTCAGACCATAAGCGAAAACAGCCACCTGATTTAAAGGTAGCTGTTTGTAGTCGTATATCTGGTAGGTTTCCGCCAAGTCACAGACAAGAGCATCTTCGTCCAAATTAATCATCTGAGCAAGGACTAGGATTTTTTTAAGACGTTATTTTCGCTTGAGATACTCTTTATATCTGAAAATAATACTTCAGAATCTACTAAGCCGTCTTCATCTTCTAAATGTTTTAAGAACAATACAGCTTGTTCTTTACCAAAAATAAGATTTAAAAAGTTTTCTGTTTCTTCGAAATCTTGTTTTTCAACTTTAGCAGCAGATTTAAGAAGATAATAATTTCTTAATCGTTTTTTAGGAATTTTGTACTCAAAACCTGATTCCGTTTTTCCTTTTAAGATTTCTTCCATTTACTTTACGCTCCTTGAATGTATTCGTAGTGAGTGTTCTCACTGTTGTCTGGTAATGCAGTGATAGTCAATTCATAGCCGATAGGCTCGCCGTCTTTATAGCTGATTTCGCCAATTTCACTCACCTTACCACGAGGAATCACAACACGTTTTGCATAGCCATTTTTCAACAATGTATCAATAACCAAGCTATGTTCTGGCAATTCTTTACCGTTAGCTTTGACAGTGATACCTGTTTCAAGCGTTCCTGAAACGTTATCTGGCCCATACACTTCTTTCAAGACTTCAACGTTCAGACCTTCAATCAATTTGTATTTGAAGGTGTCTTTTTTTTCAGTTTGAGAAGACAAGACTGTTTGTCCGCCCCACGCTTTAACTACTTCGCTTTCTGGCGAGTTCTCATTGGTTACCCCATCTTCTGAAATGTAACCTAGCGTTTTAAATGCAGCATCCAATGCTGTTTTGGCATTTAGTGGTAGATTTGTTCCAGATGGTGCAGTAGATACTGCTCCTCCAATTTTAGGCTTTGCAGCCGTTACATTTGATGCTGATGCAGTCGTCATATTCTTTCCTCCTGTTGATTCTGCATTTGGTGTTCTTACTTCTGTCGCTTCTAATTCTGGCGCCAAAACTACACCCCCTTTTTAAAAATAATTAATGTCATATACCGCTTGATAGCGATATTGCTTCGTTTCCGTGTCTGTAAAGTTGTAGTCACTATTGTGATGCACACCGCTGACTTCGTTGACCGTGATGAGATCCTCAACTACTTTCTTGACTTTCTCATTCAGCTCAGCAGCCTTTTGAAGTGATAGTGCATAACTTTGAAAAGCGAATGTAGCGGAATGAACGTAGTCGCTTCCACCGCTTCCAGTCTTTTCTAAAATGACATAACTTTCAGGCATATTCGGTTTATGTTCAAAAAAAGACGGTACATCTAACTGTCCGTCCAAAAATTTCTTTATAACTAATTCGATCATCTTGCTCTCATAGCCTTTAGTAAAATATTATGTTTTTTGTTTCTGGCCATGCTCTTGATGTCAGTCGTACTAACTTTTGCATTGGCACGCTTCTGCCCTGACGATACGGTCAATTCAACCCCCTCACCAGCTCGGTTCGCAATTCCTTGCCCCTTTTCTCTCAAAATACCCTGCATTTCGGAAGAACGTAGCAAGGCAGACACGCCAGCCGAGTTCAATTGAAATTTCATATCACTCATATGCTTCAACCATCACTTTCTTATTCCATTCCAGAGGCATCATGGCTTCAATGCCTTCTAAGGGAATGCCAATCGTGCGCCATTTGCGCCCAAAGAAACGAACTTCACGGTCTTTCCACTCGTTCTGATCACCTTTTGGGACGCCTAGCGTATAAGCGGCCTTTTTACCAGTAAGATTCAGTTGATTGGTGACATCTTCTGTCGAAGACGGAACAACCAGGACATTTTCTACTTGAATTTCTTTATTTTCATAGATTGGATGCCCAAAGTCATCCTTTCCATTCTTGGTTTTTCCAATCAATGTTACAGTAATTCCTTTAATCCGTCCCATAGATATCAATCACCCCATATCTTTGCTTTTTGAGGCCCAGACGTTTCAATTCTGAATCCTTGATAAAGAGACCACCACCAGGAACTAGATAAGAACCACTCACTGAGTAGCCCAAGGCACTTTCAGCAAATTGAGTCACCGGCTCCTGGTCAGTTGAGGTCATCAACGTGCGAGCTACCACATCAACAGTGACGGACTTGACCACCATAGCAAAAGATGGATCAGTAGCCACCAACCCATCTAAATCCTTGCCAACTTTTTTAGCTTCAACACGAAGAGAATGAGAAACAACTTCCAACAGCGCTTCGGCCCGTTTTTCCTCATCGAATTTCAACGCTCGCCACAATTTTTTCAAATCTTCTACTGTTGCAAAGTTTTCCATCTCTACCTCCAGTCAAGCGACTACTGGACTTCAGTGTCCGCTTGTTCGACCAGCGAAATCAATTCAGTTTTTGTGGCGCGGTTATCATAAGTAAGCCCTTTTTCATCAAGGATTTCTTTCAATGCTGCGTTAGTCAATGAGTCCAAAGGTTTGTATGCTGCAATTGGAACCCAATCACCTCCAGAAATTTCTGTGTTAGTGTTGATTGTTGCTCCTGTCTTTTGGTTTACATACTCAGCCATGATTAACCTCCCGTTTTCACAATACGAGCGAAACTAGCAGCGTCCATGATGCCCCATCCGATGTATGCTTCGCAACGGATATAAATCTGGTTATACCCTTTAAGGTCGCGACCGCTGTTGTCAGGATCACCATACTTGATGATTTCCATCGGAACTTCTTTCGCATAGCCCCATTTGAACATTGTTTCAAAGTCCCCAACAATCGCTGTGTTTTTAGGATCTGTTTGTGAGTATGATACAGTGCGGTTTTTATCTACTGCCAATCCATTGATTGCATCAGGCACACCGCCCCATGCCAATTCAGGATACAATTTCCCACCTTCAGCATTTTTCATTTTTGAAAGTGCTGTAGTGAAGATAGGGTCCAAAATTGCTCCAGTGATATCACGTTCTGAACCATCAATCATACCGACAGCATCTTCCATACTTTCGTCTGGGTTAGATTCTTTGAAAGTTACTGTCTGAGTAACTTTTTTATCAAAGCAGTTAGTTCCAATAATGCTTGACTCTTGTTTTGTACGTGGGTTAATACCGTGAATACTCATAATATCAAGCCCTCGAGCTAATTTTTTAGAAAAACCTTCAACAAAATCAGTGAGCATATCAACTTTTGCTTCTTCAGAAGCATGTAAAAACTCATCAGATACACGGGCACCGTATTCAACTTTGAGCGGCACAATAGTTACAGGATCGAGGCTCACACCACCGTGAGTCTTTTTGCCGTTTTCTGCTACAATATCGATATCAGAATCGAAATCGAAAACGAACTCTCGTTGTCCGTTAAACGGAATAGGTTTTTGGGGTGATAGCTTAGCGATTGACGAATGCCCCTTCACCTTGTTGATTACTTTTGTTACAAGTTCTGGATTAAATAGATTTCCTTTTGAAAGTTGAGCTTCTGACATATTTTTTCTCCTTTAATCTTCAATATTTAAACTTTGAACCAAGTTTCTAACCATGGCTCTGTCATCATCCTCTTTAGGGATAATTGGTTCAGTTGATTTTACTGGTGCTACTTTGCTCACTGGCTTCATAAACCCAGCCAAGCGCTCTGCATCAGCTTTCAAGCTTTCTTCATCAGTTCCCTGCAAACGATCTGCAAGGTCGTAAGGCAGTCCATGTTGCAAAGCTACTCGAGTTCGTAGACTAGCCGTCTCATAACCAGCGATTTTACTCTGCATCTCTTCAAGTTGCTTGTCAGCATCTGCCTTACTTTGATTGTTAGCTTCGATTGTTGACTTCAAGTCAACATTTTCTGTTTCCAATTCTGTAACTCGAGATTTGAGCTGGTCATAGTCGCTATACTTCGCTTTCTCACGAGATAAACGCTCCTTAATAGCAGCATCAAATTCTTCTTGTGTAGTGATTGGTTTAAATTCTGACATTCTCATGTCTCCTTTCTCCTGCTTCCCCGGCAGTTCGGTAATTTTTGGCATCAAAAAAAGCAGTCACAAGACCGCTTATTTTAATAACTGA